TATCTCTAAAAGTAGCCATTTTTGTACCTACAACTTTCTCAACATAGTCTTGCGTTTCTTTGAATGGAGGAACACCACCATACTTTTGAACATTGCCAGGTCCTGCGTTATAAGCAGCCGCCACCAATGTTGGATCTTGGAATTGTTGAGATAACTGGCCTAGATATTTAACACCACCACGGATGTTATCTTTCCAATCCATACGATTAACACCAAGATCTTTAGCCGTACCACCCATTAACTGCATAGGTCCATAAGCACGATCACCAGTTCGTGTTTTTCGTCCAATAGCGTTAAAAATGCCTTGCGATTCTGTTTCAACAATCTTTTCCACTAAAGAATAAGGAACGTCTTGCCTTTGGGCTTCTTGCCTAGCAAATTCGTAAACTTGTTCTTTGGTAGCCATTAGTCATAAACCCGATAAACGCCACTAGGCAATTGATAAGCGGTTTTACCTTTGTCAGGACCAGCAGTAACTTGGAACTGAGGCAAATACTTACGCAAGCCTGGTGCTTCAAACATTTGCCTTTGCCCCTGTGGTGATGCTTCCCATTTAGCAAGAACATCAGGACCAGCGTTATTTTTGTCAGAAACAAAGTTGTAGAAGTCTTGCTTACGCTTGTTGGCCTCACGCAAGACTGCTAAGTTGAAGTTTGTGGATTCTTTAGGGTCTGTAATTTGAGCATTACGCTGACCATAGTAGCCAATTTCAAAGTTAGAAATTGCGCCTACTGCTTCAGACAAACTTTCACCTGTTAAAGCATTGATACCTTGACGGGCTGAAATAGCATTTGTTAAGAATTGTTTATTTCGCTCTCCAGAAACACCAAGACTGTTAAACACATTTCCTAGTTGAGTTCTGACATTTGTAAATGAACCAGTATCAAAGCCTGGCTGATTGTAAGCATTTTGTAACTGGTCAATTACTGGAGCCGTCTTTTTAGCTGTTTGAAAACCTTTGTAGGCATCAGCAAGAATTGGCCTGTATGCTTCATTCAAAATTGTTTGAGCAGTACTAGGACCAGTTTCTGGTTGTGTAGTCCCACCTGCAAGACCTGGAGGGGTAGCATAAGTAAATGTTGGAGCACCAGATGCTGTAAAACTTGGACGAGGAATATTAGCTTCACGAGTAGCAACTTCAGCAGCAGTACGTTCAGCAAGAGCTCTTATTGTCCCTTCAGCATTTCTAATTCCTATGGGCTGAGCAAGTGCATTAAATAAATATTCTTCACCTTTAGAAAGTTCTGGCAAAGTATTCAATGCTGTAGCAGATCTAAATCCGCTAAGTGGGGCAGTTTGAAAGTTTATATTTCCATCTCTAACAGTACCGCCAAGCGTCAAGCCAGATTTTAAGTCAGCAGTAGGAACAACCGATGTTGGTTGCATATTAGAGTTATATACAACATTCCCTTGAATTGTAGGTTTCAAAGCACTGACTGTTCCAAGCATTGAACTTTGTGATGCAGAAGGCAATGCCAATACATCTTGCAAAGCATTTTGTATGTTGAATGGTAAACCTTGCGCTCTAGCACCTTTGATTTGTTCTTGTTGTGCCAATTGTTCTGGCATAACAGGACCCATGTAAGCAGGGTTTGCTTCTTGGAATCTAGTAGGAGTGTACTTAGATCTAAAACCTTCTAGAGCAGCTTGATCTGCTTGAGCTTGTTGACTCTTACGCAACATATCTTGCATTGAGATTGCAGTAGATGGAATTTCTGATGCTGACCTAAAGCCAACACCAGGATCACCACTCAACAAACTACCAATCAGAAATTGCTGAGTAGCTTGTTTCTGCATTGCTTCTTTGTCAGCAGCAGACAAGCCCGTCAATGCGGCATCAGATAACAATCCAATATTAAACATAAAAATTCCTTATCTGAATAGACCGAACAAGCCTTGGCCTGATGAAGATCTTGATTGCATACCAGAACCACCAGCAACATTGATACCCATTGCTTGATTGATAATCTGCTGTTGCTCCAAAGGAAGATTGCGAAGTGCATCAATTTGTTGTTGAGTAAATCCTTGTTGCAATAATCCTTGTTGAGCAAGTTGATTGGCTCCTGCAAAGCCCATTTGTTGGCCTTGACCTGCAATGTTTGCAACTTGACCAGCAGCACTCAAACGCTGTTGATTAGCCTGTAATCCCGCTTGTTGGTTAGCCAATATAGCTTGTTGTTGACGAGCCAAATCAGACTCAGCACCCGCTTGGGCGGCTTGGAAGGCTTGAGCATTCTGTTGACCAATAAACCTGAGAGCATTCTCATCAAAAGCACGATTAGTTTCTGCTTCTGCAACACCTTGGCGTGATCCACCAAAAGCTTTAGCCGCAGTAGCTTGAGCCGCAGTCTGTTGTTGTTGCAATTGGCGTGAACGATTGATATCTTGCAAACCTTGCTGAGTAACGGCTTGTGTATATGGATTCATATACGCACCAATATCTTGGTTTAGCAATGAGCCACCGCGAACTTGCTCTGCTTGATAGCCACCCGCTTGTTTAGCAATATTGGCAGCACCACCAAGCTGTTGCATCTGTTGGCTATTAGGATCTGCAAATTGTCGTGTTACTCCAAAAGCAGTTTGCTGGTCAGGAGTAAAACCTTGAAATTGACGAGGACCTAACTGAGACGCTACATTTTGTGCGCTTTGATAATTTTTTAAATATAGATCACGCAGTGCAGGATCTAATTGTTGTGAACTTGAGCTTGAGCCGCCTAGAGACATATTATTCCCCTTGTATCCATTTAATTGCATCATCATGTGACGTAAAATAACGCCACATTTCCGTACTAATATCTCTCATTGCTTCTTGTCCTCTAAGCAATAAGACTATCATTGGTGCTATTTGTAATGAAATAATACGCAATGTGAGCGCATAGGCTCTGTCATTAGTATTACCATTTTCAAGTTCTACAGAGTCTTGCCAAGCATTTATACTCTGAATCACTAAAGGCATTAAAAATGACCTATTAGCGTTAAAGAACTCATTTGTAGGTAGCGTCACCAAAGCGTTCCAAAAGACAGCATCTATCTCTTTACGACTAGGCTCTTTATCTTTATCTACTAAGTCATCCCATAACTCAGCAATACTTGATAAAGCGACTAAAAAGTCTACAGCACTTTGGTTGCCACCAAACCATTCTAACAGTTTGGCATTTCTTATTTCACGCCATTCGTTAGTATCATGTTCTATCATAATATTTATACAAGAAAATAGCTAGTTTTACCGCAAACTGCCAAGTTTGCCATCAAACCTAATAATACCTACTCGCCAATCAGTTAGGGTGTTACCCTGAATCTTTACCGCTACTTGTCTACCAGTAATCCTAATAGAAGTGGGAGATGACAAGGTATATGGACCATAGTCATATTTGGTTGTGTTTGGGTAGAACTTAGTGCTGAAACTGGCGGTTACATCACCCGCAGTCTTTTCATCAGGAATCATTCCTGTCAGACTCATAGTCCTTTCTCCAACACCTAACTCAATGGGTCCAGACTCAGCGAAAAGTGTCTGAGAATCATAGTTATGGCCTACTTCATGCTCATAGACATAACCATCAGCATCCACAAGAATAGGGTTGCTAAAAATACCCTTATCAGTACCGCACGTACGTATTAACGTACCAATAGACCAATGATTCTCACGATAGTTGTAAGTGACATAGGAGTCATTTTCATTACTTGAAAGACTTGGGTAATACCACCAAATCTCACCATAAGTAGAGTTATGGACGCAGTAGATTTTAGAGGCTTGAGTAGTGTTCAGGTTGCTATAGACATAATCTGATACATCAGAAGGCAAAGGCTTAACAAAGCCGTCAAACACCCAGAACCCTGATCCAGACATCCAGATACAGGCGTTGTCAGTAGCCGCTACTGATTGCTTAGAGATAACTCCGCAACCAGTGCCAACACGCTCAAAACTGTAGATGTAAGGAGGTCCGATATAAGTTGCAGTGTGCACATCCACATCTGTGAACAGAATAGTAGTTCCACGGATTCGTTTGGCACATTGTAAAGATCCTACAGTGGTTAGCTCAAAATCACCCGCTTGGTTTGTCGCTAAAGGAGTCCAAACAGTATTATTTTCTTGGTCACACCACTGTACTTTACGTGGATTACCACCCGCACCCAAGGCAAATACAAAGCGTTCCTGAGTAACAATAAGACCTGTATTTCCTGTAGGAGCATTTGTTAGAGCGGCAGCGTCTACCGCAACATCCAATTGCCACTCAAGCAACTTACCATCTTTAGATGAGCAACCAACCAGATACTCACCCCATGTGTCCAAAGACCATGTAGTGGCAGGAGTTACAGATCCCAAGTCTGGTCTGGCAACACCATATGCAAAACTACCATAAGTGCCATAGCCATAACCAATCTTTTGTACGGCATCAGCATCACCAACAGTAAAAGATGTAGGGGTAATGTCAGTTAATGTATTACTTTCGCTTAACACATATAACTTTGAATGAGTGCCAATGGCAATCCTTCGGTTATTTGAGTTATCGCGCCAATTAATCAAACCTCTAGCTTTGCCTGACAGTTGAGTTTCTGTGCGCTTTCTCCAACCACCAACAGGGCGAATAGTTCCCTCAAACCAACGAACTAGGTTAGAGTTGTTCCAACGACCTTTAGATTGATACTCAGTACCATTCTTAAAGACACCTGGTGGAATTTGCAGTGGAATGTAGGCCATACTTTGTCAATCAGGTAGGTTAGAAACAAAGCTCATTGTAGCAATAATGCTAGGAACTGCGGGTCTAGTTGGGCTAGTGCTTGTCCCAAAATGCTCAATACTTACACCAGTATTTTCAGTTCTCCACATAATCTCAATGTAATCATTAGCCGCCATGTCAACAAAGAAATTCAATGCAGCAATGATATGACTAGGATCACCAGTACCTTTTCTTGCTACTAGATGAAATCTGCTATTTGAGTTGTCAATGTTTGTTCCATTCTTGCGAAACCAAATATCTACATCTTGACCATCATTTGTGGTGTTTTTAAGCTGAATAGAAAACTGTAAATTGTAAAGACCTGGGTTACTTACATTTAATCTTGAAGAATTAGATAAAGTAACACCATTAGAGAAATCTGTTGTGTTAAATGTAATCGCATAGGCAACAGTTGTACTAGCGGCAGTTTGGTCTGTAGAGTCTTGAAAAGCACCATAAGGGAAATTAATGTACTTTCCACCCATGATAGAAGTGATGGATTGGATAGCATTGACCAACTTAATAAAGAATGTTCTCAATGAACCATTATTTTGGTTTTGTACTTCTTGAGAGTAAGCAACACCAGAAGTTCCCAAATTAGGAACTGGCGGCATATCTAGTTGTTGCTTCCCAGACATTACTTCTTAATCCATGTTTGCCAAATAGCACCCGCTGCCATAATCAATCCACCAACCCACAGAATAGGTTTAGCGGCAGAGGCCACCCATCCAAGCACCTTAAAAGCCCCATCCAAGGCGTGTATAGCCTCTACAAGACCTTTGGTGTTCGTGTCTATAGTATCTACCTTAGTTTCAACTGCAAGTAGTCTTTCGTAGATTTGGGAATGCGTGACTTCTTCCATGATTCATTACCAAGGTGTACCAGTAGCTTTTACAGGATTCTTCAGCAAAGCAATCTGAGCCGCCAAAGCAGACTCGGTAGCTGTCTTGTCTACAGATTCCCAGACCCAATTAAGGACTGTGGCTTCTGTAAGGTTTGCGTAGGGAATTGTAGGAGTGCCTTCAGACCAAGAGACTGTTGCGTAGGCGGAGGCTGTGTGTTCTCCGTCTACTGCTTCTGCTCTCCAATGGGCTGTAGTTACAAAGCCATTAGAGACTTCACGATCAAGTGTTGTGATAGACCAAGTTGCTGACATGATTTTCCTTAGAAAATGCGTGAAATAAGATAAATAAAACTACTCCAAAACGCTACTAGAAACATAGCGATAATTGAGTAGATTTGCTTGTTTGTCATAGTCCTGCGTCTGCAAGGCGTTTACGGAGTGATTGAATTTCAGCCCACATTACAGGAATAAGGGCAGAAGCATCCATTTGCTGATAAACAGGATTTCCATCTGCATCTAC